CACGGCTCTAGCAGATGCTGCTGCGGCACTAAACTCTTGCGCTCTAGGAATATCTAATTTTTCTGTTACAAGAGTTTCTCTTTTAACTCCCTGATCAATTGTAACCAACGGGCCTGTACTCACTGGTGAGACTTTTTGATCAGGTCCTTGTTGAAAACGCACATCAGGGGGCAATCCTAGCTTCACGTTCTCCGCTGGCGTAAGTATACGGAAATCTTCTTTTTCTTTTGGTTTGGCAGAGATTTTTAATTCTGTGATTTGTCCGTCTGGACCTTTTTGAAAACGAACATCCTCTGGCAACCCCAATTCTAAATTTTCAGCCGTTGTGAGCAGAGTAAAGCCTGGCTTGGGCTTTGCACCAGCAAGTCTATCTGCCGCTTTAGCTTGGGCTTCAGCGACCTGTAATGGAGCAAGTTGCGCTTTGGTGGTGGCCTCGATAATCTTATCGCCGCCTGGCACAGTGGCCAATAACATACCAATCGTTGCTTTTGCTGCCCCTGGGTTAAGTCTTGCCAACTCTGCATAAGAGCGAAACGCTTGGCCTTGCTCTTTTCTGCCTGAATTCTCCTCAGCAGTCGCTCGGTTTTCTAACAAATCAATGCCAATCTGATTCTGACCATTTGTAAAGGCAGCAAGCACCTTGCCTGAAAATAAAATCTGATTGTCCTTTTGCTCTTGTGAACCAAGTTCGTAAGTTTTACGAATGCTCTCCATTTGCGCTGGAGGTAGCAATAAACTCAAGGACATATACTCTGATGCTTGTGGATTTTGAATTGCACTAATACGCTGAAATTCTGTATTCAACGCTTGCTGACGAACAGCCTCTTGCTGCTGTGCTTGCCGACGGGCATCCATCTCGGCCAATCCTGCGCCGAACTGTGCCGCTTGTCCAAAGGCTTGAAGTGGGCTTTGGACGTTAATCGAGTAATTTGCTGGCTGAACCACGTTTGACTCCTTAACCGAATAAACCACCAAGCCCTGGCTTTACGTTATTGGCTCGACCTTGCGCCCCATACTGCATCCCAAGAAACTGGGAGGGAAGATTAAACACATTTGCCAACGCTTGACCTTGAGCCAAATTCGCACCAGCTTGGGCTGAACCAATGTCACCCTGTAAACTAGCAATTCTTGCACCAGTTTGAAGTCCTGCTGCGCCTGTTCCCGCTGCTGAGGCTTGTCCAAGTTGTGCTAAGTTTTGGGTTGCGGCTTGCCCCATGTTTGCTAGGTTTTGCGATCCAGTGAAACCCATTTGCGCTAAGTTTTGCGCTGTAGTCAGCCCCATGTTCGCCAAGTTTTGGTATGAAGATTGTCCCAAACCTGCTAAGTTTTGAAACGACGATTGACCCAAACCTGCTAAGTTTTGGGATGATGTTAATCCTAAATTAGCCAAGGTTTGAGATGTGCCTGCACCTAACGAGGTCATTCCTCCTAATCGACCATATTGCAAGTCGATCTCTCGTTGAAGCATCTGGGGGCGAAACTGTGCAAGAGCTGCTTGAACATTACCACCGCGCAGACCACCCGTTGCTGATGCAGATTGAAGAATCGCCTCTTCACCTTGGCGCACTTGAGCTTGAAAGGCTGGACTTCGCTCAATAGCTGAAATAGATGCTTGCTGCGCCTGTGGACCACGCAAACCAAGCAACGCCTGCTGTTGCTGTAGTGCTGGCGCGCCTGCTGCGGCATAAGGGTCTAAGCCTCGTACTCCAGCAGTTCCGGCTGCGCCAAACTCCTGCAAATTGCTTGTTGCGCGAAGCCCAGTTGCGCCAAAACCCTCTAAACCACCAATTGAGCGACTCCCAGCTGCGCCAAACTCCTGTAAACCGCCTAGAGCTTGAGTTCCCGCCTGAATAAAAGGCTGTAATTGACCTAACGCTTGAGTTCCAGCGTCAAGAAAAGGATTTAATCTACTTAACCCATCAGTACCCGCTTGTATAAAAGGTTGAAAACCACCGAGTGCGGTAGTGCCTGCTTGAACGTATGGACTAAGGATTTTCTGCAACGCATCAAACTGTCGGCGTTGTTCGGCAATGCCTGCCTCGGCTGACTGTTGCTGCGCTTTGGATGCTTTGCCAGCAGAGCTGCTTGAAATAGCACCGCTAATCAGTGTTGACCCACCAACGACTAGTCCTGTGACCGGATCAGGCATGATTAAACTCCATCAAATAATCTTTTAATTTTTCACCATAGATTGCCATGACTTCACTGGCCACCTCGGTCGCATGATTCGATCCATAACATAACGCCACGGTCATCAAGACCACATCGTAGAATCCCGCACGCCAGACGAAAGAGCGAGCATCAGCACGACCAGCTCGTTCGGCTTGATCGGATGCTTGCCACTTTAAAATCATGGTTGCGACTACTGGCGTGAGAGTTTGAGCATTCTCAATCCAGAAGATATTTCGATTCATGCCAACCAACGTGTTCCAGATGGTGGCATTCAAGTCCTGACGCTTAACAATATCGCCGTCAGCAACGTCATCAAAGACTTGGATTGCTCCATAGAGCATCATTAACCAGTCCACCGCGGGAGCAGGCAGAGCTAGACTCTTTTCTAGGTTCTCTCTAAGCCAATCGGTCATACGCCCCCCAAATGGATAAGCTGCTGGTGGCTCGATTGACTCAGCAAGAGTATTTGACCACAATTAGGCATATCAATCCATCTCATCTTCACGCTCTTCCCAAGCCTGGCACACTCTCATGTCGTTGCAAATGAAATTAAGTTTTTCACAATGGCCACGAAATCCATACCCTGTGTCATATCCTGCCATCGGAATGCGCTCGATTTTGACTTGTGCCATCAGACTATTGTCATAATATTCACAGTTTGAGCAATGCTTTCGTCTTGCGTCTTTCTCGTCGCATTGCATCGCATCAGCTAAGGCAGCGTAAAACTCTGGGTTCGCTTTAGGTTCGTTGCTAGGTTCTTCTGGCCCGTAGCACCAGTTTTCCACTGCGACGATAAAGTTCTTCTTGTTCTCAGCTGGAGACAAGAACCCCTCTTCCATTGGTAGCCCTGCAAATCCCTTGGGGATAATCATAAAGTTTTTCATCACATTCCTTTAGGTGATCTCTCGGCCTGATGCGCGAATGGTCAAAGACGATGCAGCACCCGCAAGTGTGGAGATAAACCCACCCGACTCTAACGCCTGACCCACTAACTCTGGGCAAGTATAAGTCTCATCTGGCACAAGGCTGCGAGCGTCAACAATTAAGTTCGATGCGCCCGCCGATCCACTAGCTGTGACTAAATTACAACTAAACGTGACATTGTTTGCGCTGGTATTAGTGACGGTAAACTTGTCGATAATCGCACGCACGTTCGTGGCTGTGTATTGTGTAGTTTGAGCGTTCTCAGCCTGCTTTGCTGGAATCAGCACTTTTACGATGACGGTCATTGGACACCTTCGATATTGTTGTTAACTGTAAGAATGATTGACGGGATGCCTGGGTGAGGCACAGCAGCAGCAAATGTTTTCAACTCAACACTAAGGTCAGTAACTGAGAACATTAACTCAACATAGTCGTTGGCTTTTAAATCAAAAAAGAAATTTAATGAAGAGAATATTTCTGCGTTATTGCCCTGAATCCTGATTTGGCTCGCGCTGTCTGGCACATCAACACCATTGAGCCTAAACCAAAAATAAAACTCTGCTGTGCCTCCAGAGGTTTTATCTAACTGAAATGATGTATCAAAATTATAGATTCCCTCGCTGTCCACAATAATTCTAGATGCTGGGCTTCCAATGAACACTCCCTGACTTAGATCGGTGGTGTTAAACGTAATAGCTGTGGCTGTATTGATAACTGTCGCAAGTTGGGTGGTGGTGTCATAGAACGAGCCATATCTTGCACGCTTAAACTCTCTGGGTGGTGGAGTCATTTGCAAGCCTTCCACTGCCTTTCTCAAATTATCAATCGACTCAAGTGGTGGGGTCATCTGCAAGCCTTCCACCGCCTTCTTTAAATTATCTATCGACTCAAGTGTTGGGGTTATCTGCAAACCCTCGACCGCCTTCCTTAAATTATCTATCAATGCAAGAGCTTGGTTTGCTTTTCCCTCTGCTAACGCAGCGTTAACAGCGGATTCTTGTGCTTGTGCCGCTATCTGTGCTAAAGCATCGTTGGCTGTTGACTGAGCCAATCCAGCCTCAAAGTCGATAAATACAATGTCAGTGGGTACATCAACAGTCGTTTCAGCCACAGCAAACAGATTCTCAAATTGCTTGATCTGCTCGGGACTTGATAGAAATTCAGCAAGCTGGTCTCTTGTAAGTCCAATTGGTCGAAATATCTTGGCCATTAGTAAGCCAGCCCTTCAATCTTGGCTTCAAGACGCACAAAAGAAATATGCGAGTCGCTGTCCCCTCGAAACTTCTGAATTCTAAAGTTCCTCATGTGTCCCTGCTGAAACCATGCCAAACGTTTACTTGTGTTGCCAATCGTCCCAACCTTAATAAACTTCTCTTGGCTAAACGACAACCCATCGAGCGAGTAACTGGTGCTGATCTGTGGATCAATGCCCAAAGCCACCCGACCCGTCAATGTAACCAACTCCATGTCATAAAATATCGCCCCTTTTCCCTCGTTGTAGACGATCAGCGTGCCAAACTCCCAGCGCACCTGTTCGCCCCAATGCGAACCAATTGTGTCCACCAGATAGCCAATGTTGCTCGACTGTGGATCTCCAACTAACCATTTGTCATAGGCATAAACTAGATTTCTAGCTCGGTAAGCCGCGAAACCTACAACTGTCGATACGAGGTTAAACCAAACAAAATCTTGCAAAATTTGCGACGCAGCCGAGTCATACACAATCGTTCTGTCTGGCAGATGAATATAAAGATGCTGATGCGAGCGGTCATTGCGTGCCTCTAGCTTGACCGTTGCAAGCTGCGCTTCTGTAAATTGCAACAGAATCTCATCAATTTCTTGGGTGCTAATTTTCTTGGCCGTCCCATTTGCACCTAGGTAGATGCCTGGTGCTTCATTGCGACCACTTCCTAAAAATGCAATCGTCTCTAAATAAACGCAGCAGGCAAACGTACCGACCACGCCTTTCTGAACCTGTGCGCCATCAATTCGCTGGAATGGAAATAAATCACCACCCACGTTGTCAAACACCTCAATCGTGTTTCTGTTTAGCGCATAGACTTCGTTTCTTAGCTTGAGCAATGCCACCACAGGGTCAGGATCGACCTCAGAGCTGCCGTATTTCAATGGGTTGACTGCGAACGGGTCTGTGAGTTCTGTGACCACCAAGAACTCGCCATCAGTGGTCATAAAGTAACCATCGACCCACACCAAGTCTAAAACAATCCCCAGATCAGGATCAGTGACTTGAGCGAGTGTTGACCCGTCCCAGTAATACAAACGCCCACCAGAGGCAATTGCTAACAGATCAAAGCTGTAGTCAAAAGTCACCAAATCATTGAGTGGTCCACCGACATCGCCAAGAATTGTCACCACACCGCTGCTTGAAATCTCAACGAGCTTCGTACCCATCACACGATACAGTTGACCCTGCCAATTGATACCGCCTCGGTCAGCACCTGGTCCTGTCCCGTTGGCAACAATCCCATCAGCTGGGCGCAAGTATCCTGTGCTGATTCCGCTTTGCTTTGGAGTTGGCACAAGATTGACAGGATAAGACGTTCGCAAGTCTGGTCCGTTGTCCGTGAATATGCCGCTAAGAATTGGGATTTGCATTTATCACTTCTTTTTGTTGCGTGCAGTGATTGATTTGGCTTTCGACTTCGCATCATCTTTGGAGTTTGCGCCCCATGCCTTTAGGCTCAACAGCAACCTCGTTGGCTCGCCATCTTTATACTCTGGCCCTGCGTTGCCTGCCATGCGTGCCAAGAAACTAGCTCGGCGTGGATTGTCACCCGACTTAACTGGGGCTTTTAAATTCATGCCCTCGGCTTTCGCACTTGCCCGACCCTTGGCATTCAGCCCACCCTTTGGGTTTTGGCCTTCCTTGCGAGCGTAGGCTGGTGTTTTCATCTGAAAGCCTTAGTCTTGGCTGCTACCTTCTTTGGCTGCTTGGCAAACTGTTCGCCCTTTGATGTGGCTTCCCGCTTGGCTTTAGTGGTCGCTGCATACTCAGCGGGTGAGAGTGCCTCAATCGCAGCCTTGGGCAGATAACGCTCGCCTGTCTCAGAAGATGGTTTCCCAGACTTAGTTCCCCAATCTTGCCGACCCCAATCCTTGAGGCTTTTCTGCGATGCTTTCATTTATAGCCGCCTCCCTTCTCTTTGTACTTCTTTGCCAAGAGTTGTGCTTTACGGGCTGACCATTCATTTGGATCGCCGCCCTTTGTCCCTGCCTTGATTTTCTCAAATAAGGCTTTACGCATAGTTGGCTTTGTATAGTTGCCAGCTGCGTTGACCGAGGATTTAGGCTTGGTGGCCATTATGCAGCGACACCCTTGATGACCGCAAAGTTAAATACTGGCGTTTCTGTGGTCGTGCCGCCTGTGGTTCGGAATGTCAGATTAAAACTTCCCGCTGCCACCGCTGTCACCATCAGATCATACAAGTCTGTGCCTGACTTTTGATTTAGGATAATTACATCAGTTGCCGCGACGGTGCTGTTAGTCACAGTAAAAGTGGTCGCAACAGTTGTGCCTGCCGCACTAAATAGTGTGATCGCGCCAGTTGTCTTGTCCAGCGTTACGCCTGTTGTTCGGCTTACACCTTGGGTAACAACACCGCCAGCCCCTGTGGAATAACCAACGCCAGCTGTGCCGGATGATACAAGCGTTCCTGTCGCTGTCAGGCTTGTGCCTGTAGCCACGCCGATTGCAGGAGTGACTAAGGCTGGGCTTGTAAACGTACCTGTAGAAACCGTTGGGTTTGTAATAATAGGAGTTGCTAAAGTCGGACTTGTTGCAAATACGTTTGCGCCTGTGCCAGTTTCATCAGTCAATGCTGCCGCCAAGTTTGCGCTTGATGGGGTAGCCAAAAATGTTGCCACGTTCGCAGCCAAACCAGAAACACCAGTGGCGATTGGCAAACCAGTGCAATTGGTCAATGTTCCAGAAGTTGGTGTGCCTAAAATCGGTGTCACCAATACCATACTGGTTGATGTGCAAGCAGAAATGTTGCCACTTGCAACCGTCCCCAAAATCGGTGTGACCAAGGTCGGGCTAGTGTTAAACACCAACAGCCCTGTGCCTGTCTCATCAGTCATTGCCGCCCGTAGATTCGCACTCGTTGGGTTTGTTAAGAATGCCTGAACGCCAGCCGCAAAGACAGTCTCAGCGTTAATCTGATACCAAGAATTAGTTGGCTGATAAAACCTGATTGCTGTAGCTGACCCTGCTCCCAAAAATGATACGCCGCCATAAAGAGCTGACGCACCATTTAGCGCAATCGTCAAAGAGGTGATTTCCTGCGTCGATGTAATCAACACAGTCGTACCGTCAGGGACACCCGTATTCAAAGGCAGCGTAATCGTGCCAGTGGCCAATGTCCCCGCGGGCTGCAAGAGCATCCATTGATCGTTGCTAACTGGTGTCGGGACGGTGATGTTAAACCCATTGCCTGGCACATACAGGTTGACCGAAAGAGTCGGAGACGCAAAGCTCTGTTGAAAGAATGTCAGCAAACTGCCAATTGACGTTCTGCGAGCATCGCCATTGTTTGGCGAGTAAACAGGCAGTTGATCTCCGCTAGAAATCGTGCTGAGTACGGGCAGTTGATTAATGGTTGGCATAGCTGTTCCTTAGTTGTATTCGATTGGACCATCTGGACCAGCGTCCACAGGGTGATACGGTGGTCGAACAAATGGGTTGTCGTACACTCGCCAAGGCTTGTTGCCTGCTCCAGATGGCATTGTGCCAGGCAGCTGCTGCTCCAGCGGAAAGGTCGCACGCTGTAGCAAAATGTCGTAGCCTTGTTTGGCCACAACCTTGGTCTCTGGCATCACTTGTTTGCCATAACTTGGCGCAAGTCTGATACCTAGAGAGCAAATAATCGCCTCATACGCTGAATCAGGCACGTTGGTCTCTTCGTCCAGATCACCATCTTGTGGGCTTGATGGGATGGGATAGCCCAAGCGAATACCCTTGGCGTTCCAATCTGCCATCATCGCATCGAGTCTGCGTCTGGCCGTGTCAATTTGCTCTGGCTGCAAGTCAAAGACAT